ATCAGTAAACGCAGTACCCTCATTTGTATTTTCATTAAGGAATTTTTGAGCCTTAATAATTCTTGTCTTTAAATCAAGTTCTTCTTTTTCTAACTTTAATAAATCTTCAGCGTTTTTATCTAAAACACTTTTAATTGCAGTTTCTTTTGCTTTTAATTTTATAAGATTTAAAACCGCAGTTGCATTTTCATTTATTAACCTTGTTGCTTCTTGAGTAGAAATATTTTCTAATTCCTGACCTGCTAAAATATCTGGTCTTATTTTTTTAAGCTCAACATAAGCAGCTTGTCTATCTTTTAGGGGTTGACTTAGATCAGTCAATACACCAACTAATATTTTTATCTCAGCTACTTCAGTTGCAGTTGATGCAGTAGCTTGTATTAAAGTTTTATTGTAATCTTCTTGTGCTTTAGCTGCTAAATTTGTTTTTCCAAATATAGCCTCTAACCCAGCTCCTAATGAGCCAAATTTACTAATTAAAAATGTTACACCTGAAGTAACTAAGCTAAAAGCAAGAAAAATACCTGCTGGTCCTTTTAAAGCAGAAACCATTGCTTTTAATGCGCCAACTACCCCACCAGATTCGCTACTTAACTTAGTAAAAGATTGGACAAGACCTGGAATGTTATTTTGAATGCCTATAAAACCGAATGGTAAATCTTGAGCGATTTGACTAACATTAGTAAGTGCAATCCTTGCTCCACTTGCGCCATCTTGTACTTTTTTAAAACTATCAGCAACGGGAGTTCCTACTGTCTTTAACCTTTTTAAATTTTCAGTTAATTCAAATAATTGAGCATTAAGTTTTGGTAAATCTCCGGCAGCAGCAGTTTTTATTTCACCTTGTACTTTTTTAATTTGGTCAATAACTTGCTGAATATTACCCTTAAACTGAGTAATGTCAGCTCCAAATGTAAATACTAAATCTTGTTGTTCTGCCATTACATCAACCTTTTAAATATTTCCTTTATCTCATCATCTGAAATAGCTTTGTTCTCGTCATCATCGCCAGGTAGTTCCCACAACTGCTCTGGTGTTTTAGGTGCGGTTTTAGGATCACCCATCAACCGCACCATCGTAAACATCAAAAGTCTTGTCTGCTTGTAAGCATCAACTTTTTTATCTTGATGTCCCTTAAGCATTAAAGATAAATGCCTTGGACTCATTGCATAAAAATCATTAGGCAATAACATCAACTCACCGAACGCAAAAGACTCTATTTCTTCCCACGAGTAGTCTTTTTTTTTGGCTCTTCAGCCTTGGCTACTTGCGTCTGCTTTACAAAGTCACTTGCTGCCCAAATGCTCATTATATCTTTAATCTTCTCAAGAACTTCTTCGTTGTTTAGATTTAATTCAATAAAATCAACAAATGATTCGAAAGTTAATGATGGAACTACATCTTTTATTAGACAATTATTATAATAACCGCTATAAAGTATGTGAGCAATTCCAATCTCGTTTAAGCTATCACCTTCAAAAGCAATACCATCAACGAATTTACCTTGCAAATAACGGAATGATGCCATCCCAAATTTAAGTCCGAGTTTCTGACCATTAATATCAATCGTAGTATAGTTCATAATTAAGCAGTTATATCGAGAACACCAGTAGAAGTAAAGCTTCCACTAAATTTAATAAATTCAGTATTGGCTTGAGTCAAAGTTAAAGAAGTGATGTAAGCATTGAAACTATGGTAGTAAGCAGCTCCAGTAGAAGCACCAACAACAGTAGGGTTTTGTACCCTTATTGCTACCAAAGTTTTATTAACCATTGCAGACAATAAGCTTGTATAACTTACTTGAGCAACAGATGGTGCAACTTCACATACCGCATCGAAATCAACGCTCATTGCAGAATCACCTACTGAGGTAAGAATGCCGCAATTAGTATTATCAGTAGATGTATCAGCAGTTGTATTAACTGAAGAAGAAGCCAAACAAACGAGGTTTTTGTAAGATGTGCCACCAGCAACATCAATCTCAATGTTTTGCAAAGAACCTTGAATCTGTCCCATTTTATTCTATTTTTGAATTATTGAATTGTTTATCGTTAAAATCTTTCTTGTAACATATAAATCACCATTATCTATCGGCAAATATCGTGAAGATATTCGTGATTTTGGGAATATTTGAAAATCAACATCCCCAACATCTTGGATTCCCGTTGATGGTAAAATCAAATTAAGCACCAAGCTTGAAATGGCATCCACAACTGATAAGTCTGGCTGCCTATACTGCTCAACAATTATATTCACATCAATATCAGCATCAGTCACCCATTGTTGGTTGTTGTTATCTGCAACCTCATTCACGCTGCCAAGCATGATATAAATTGGAGGAGTAGTCACAAATGGAGTCTGCCCATACACCGCAACTGCCTTGCCATTATAAATGACATTACCTTCCAATAGGTTTATGTAACATTGTCTAATATTGTTTGAGCAGTCTAACATTTATTTCTTTAATAATGCTTTTAATCTATCCTTAAACCTTGACTTAAAATCATTTAACACTTTTTTTGCCGCAGGGTATAAATAAGGCTGAGGTCTTGTTGTTCCTTTGCCTGTCTTAAAAAAGTCTGATGCTATATTTTTCCATTCATTAGTTAGCTTAGGCTCATAATTTTTATATTTCTGCCCAGTACCAAACTCCACATAAGCTGCATAATTTGTTGCAACCCTTACTTCATATCTAAGCAAAGATAACTTATTTGAACTAATTGCTGCTCGTAGCCTTCCTGTATCAACAGGAGCATTTACTTTAGCTATTCTTTCAATATCAACTGCTGCTGCGTTTAATTCAAGATCAACCTCAGTAGCAAAGTCATTCTCTAAAGCCTTGAGTTTATTCAAAGCTTTATTGAAGTATGTATCATTGACTTGTACTTTGAGAGGTTTGCTCATATCACTACTTTCTTATACTGATGGAAGTTAAGCCCATTCCAATAAGGATAAGCTCCAACATTGCCACCTTGCGAGTCGCCATTGAACTTCTTGCCTCTGTTATCATAGCTCCAAGCCACAAGCGTAAGGATATCGGATTTAATATCGTCCGGCACTGAGCCATACCCTGCTTGATATAAGCAAGTGTAAGTACCTTGGCTATATAGCCATAACTTACCACCTATTTGCTCATAGTCGGTATCCTTTACAAGTATGTCATAAGTAGTGAAGCCAGTCTTAAATTTAAGCTCATTAACGCAAAGCAATGGCGAATAAGGTAAATCTACCATCCATACCTCTGGAGTGGTGCCAGTGAGCGTGAAATTGCTTCTGATGAGCTTATTTACAAATGATACGCTGCACAACTTCTCGATGTGCTTTCTTGCTGATGCAAGTAGATCACCGATGATGTCATCGTCCGTATCATAAGTAACACGCATCCATGTTTTGGCATCAGTTAAACTAACTGGCTCAACAACTGCATCTTGGACTATCTGAACACTATTTATAAAAGTTGACATCGTTATTATTTGTATTTATAAACCATTTCTCGCATCCAGTATTCGAACTTGTCCAAATTCTCTTCTCCCCCCAACTCTCTCGCTCTTTTTTTGCACTTTTCGGATTGAGCTTTGTAAGCAGCAGCTTTCTCCATTTTGAAAATCGCATTAATCCATTCTTTAACATCATCTCTATTTTTTATGTAAATCCCTGCATCCCCACAATTCTCTTTCAACCCAGGTGTTTCGGTACTAATAACTGGAATCCCATAACTCATTGCCTCTGTGGCAGTCATCCCCCACGATTCATATTTTGAAGGCATCAACAACAATCTTGTCTGCTCGTACACAGGCTTGATATTAGACGAATTAAGCACTAGCTTAACGTTATCAAGCTTTGGTATGAATTGCTCGTCATAGCTCCCCATTACGGCTAAAAACTGCTTATTAGGCAATGCTCTAGCTATCTGTTCAAATATCTTGCCGCCTTTGTTCTCATTTAGATTAATCAGCGTGATATAATCGTTATCTAATGGATTATTTTCAGAAGAAAACTCTAAATTGTCAATCGGAGGAGTCAAGGTAAAATTATCAAATTCATATTTTAACTCTTCCTTAATCCATTCAGAATTGTAAATAATGTGCTGATTTTTCTCAGCTTGAACAATCTCTGGATACTTGTGGCTATTATGTATCAAATGGAACAACGGCTTTCGCTTCATTGCTGCCATCGAGATACTCCACTTCGTATAATCAAGATGCGTAAAAACTGCATCGCACCAATTAAATAAGTTCTCAATCACATTTGGATTTGGAGGGAATACATCCACCCCATCAAAAATATAATTGTTCGTTATCTTGTAATAATTTGCCTGATGTAAAAGAACTCTAATATGATGGCCTTTGGATTGCAAATGCTTTGCTATCCGATGGATCATCATCTCGGCTCCGCAGTTATGCTCCGGAGGGTAAAGATGAATAGACAATACTATTTTCATACACAGTCGTAGTTAATATAATATCCATATTCAGAATTTCTGTAAAGAACCCCCATATATGGATATCGTTTTATAAATAAGTCATGAGTTAAATCGTCTTGCTTATGCTCTTCATATATGTTCCCGTTCACCTCTCCTTGCTTCATCATATACGGCACCGCAACTAAGCACTTAATATCCCTATGCAATAACATCGTAAGCAATGAATCGGCATCTTCTACCGTTAAATGCTCGATAATATCCCCTAAAATAGCGTAATCATACCCTTTAAACCTAAAATCAAGCACATCTCCGCTAAAAACATTTTGATAAATATCCCTAAGCTTAAATTGCTCAATATAAGTATCAAATATCTCTAAAGCGTCAAGATGGTAATAATGAGGCTTAAGCATTAACCCATAAGTTCCGCTGCCAGCCCCTACATCAATTATTTTAGCATCACGAGGAATATTCTTCATAATGTGATACTCAACCTCTAACTTAAAATATCCGTAGGAATAAGGCATACTTAATAGAAGAGGGGAATTTCACCCCTCTTAATCTTATAATCAAAACTAGATTGCACCGTAGATAGCAGCACTTGGTTGGAATTGTAACAATTCACAACGAGCTTCACATCTGAAAGTAAGCAAGTTTTTGATGAAGTCATCCTGGTCGAACTCAGTAGACCTAACTGATAGACCGCTTTGTTGTGCGATTGAATACTTAGTAGTATCAATAACATAAGCCTTAGAAGCAGTTACCAAGCTATGAGGAACAACTGGGATACCCATGATACGAACATTACCATTGTTGTCGATAGTCAATCCACCAGGAACTGAATAAGAACCACCTGAAGGCAAAGTCTTAAGAACTGCTGCCCATCCTGCGAAAGTGGTAAGGATAAGGTTTGCATTCCAGTTCAAAGAACCAAGCTGAGCAATGTAATCAATGAACTTCTCAGCAGTAACAGTGGCAGAAGTGCTACCGGCAGTTGCAGCAGAAGCTATTGCGTTAAGATAGTAAGTATCTTCAGCTTTTTGGAAATCTTCTATCAAAGATGACTGAAGATAAGACTGCAAGAAAGGCAAATCATCAACCATTTGACGAGATACCTTAGCATAACCTGCGATGAATGACAATGCAGTGTTTACCACTGTTACATCATAATCAACTTGGGTTTTAGCAGAACCTTCAGTTTGCTTACCAAAAGAACCTTCACCAACTGGAGTGTTTCCACGAGGGAAAGATACTGAACCAGTAGATACAGGAAGAATGTTAAATACAGAACGCAAATGCGGATTAACATAAGACCTCATGTTAGCGTTGTCGACATAAGAAGTATAAATTGAACCGGTCAAGTTAGTACCTTCTGTCATTACCTGAACTGCTTTCAAGTTAAGATCGGCAGCAAAACCGCTTCCCTTACTTCTTGCAGCACCTTTAATATCGCCCCAACCCTTCTCAATAGAAGAACCGATTGCGTTTTTGATGTCCATGATATGCTCGGCATAAGATGAAGCAACTTTTCTCTCAGCAGTAGCAGAAATCTTACCAAATGCAGCCTTAGCTTCCAAAACTTCAGCACGAGCTTCTTCAAGACTCTTGTTGGTTTTTAAAAGCGTTTCGTTGATTGACTCAACCTTGCTATCGAAATTCTTTTGAGCTTTCTCAGTTACAGAAGCAACTTCTGCTCTTTGCTCCGCCATTTTTGATTCGAGGGCAGCTTCGAATTTTTTTAAATCTTCCATTTTCTTAATTTAATACTTGTTTAAAATTGATATAAGCGAGTTTACAAACACTCTATCATCAACTTCTTTTGGCTGCTCCGGTGTTTGTGGGACTACCGTTGTGCTACTCATTTGTTCAATAGCTTGTGCTAATTGTTTAACCTTTATAAGACATAAGTCTATCGTTTCCTCAGATGCGTCTGAGTTCCTGATAAACTTATCGAATGCTCTAATTTCATCTTGCATCTTCTCGATGCTTTTCAAAGACTTCATTCCCACCAAAGGAGTATTCTCATTTGCGCCCCAAGCAGTCAAGCTTGAGCCCTCAAAAAGCATAACATCCCTTAACTCATTACCCATATCTCCCTTTTGCTCTTGCAAGGTACGAAATCCTATGGAATGCTCTCCAATAAGTCCACTTTCCACCATTTTGATGAAGTCTTTACCTAATTGATGTGTACCAACTTGAGAAGTGTATAATAGCCCATAGCTATCTTCTTTCAAACTTGTTATCTTGCCCAATGGCTGAGAAGGGTTATGGTTAAGCAAATGCTTAATTCTTCCTTTGCCATCTGGCCCCCAATCATTGATGGAACGCTTAAATGCACCTGGCATCATGATGTCCCCATCAGAGTCAACCATGCCAAACGCAGAGAAATACCCACTAACAATGCCTTTTTTGGCATCAACATCTTTTAACTCAAGCTCAAATGACTTATAACTGTATATCATCTTTGACTTTATTTTTGTTTTTTTATTAATTTACCATTTGCATCTCTTTTTGGCTCAAATCCAACTGTACAACGACAATTTATGCTGAACCCTGCCGGTGTGGTCGGATCCCCAGGGAAACCTGCTAGCACCAAGTCACCTTTCTTCCCCGTTGATGTAAAGTCATCCGCCCATCCCACTTTTTGACCGTTCATCTTAACATGGTCATAAGTATTTCTAGGTATTCTCCTCGTCCTATTATCCTTCGCACTTATCCATACCTTATCAACCTCAAATGGATGCTTGTCTGCACCAATCATTGCCGCGTAATTACTAGCCCTCATCACCTCAGTCCTGGCTATTCTTTTTGCCCTCATCACGCTATACCCAGTCGTTTCATCACTCATGATGTCCTTCGTAATCTCATCCATGCTCTTTCCCTCTGCGATACCTTTTGCCACAATCTCTTGAAGCTTGGCTTTAGTCGTTTGCGTAATATTAGAAACAAGAGTAAAGCCATATTGAATGAGAAAATTAATTACTTCTTTAACCCACTCGTTATTCAAACCAAAGGTATCACTTTTTTGTCCCATCACTCCTACTGCCCTATACACCGCATTCCCAAACAGGATGGCCGACTCCTTATAAAGCTTCTCCATGATAGTCATCATGCTCTCATTCCACGCATAAGCACCCATCAAGCTCAATGCACCTTGTGTACCATTGGTCTTGATGTCATCAGCAAATTGCTGCAAATCCTTTTTTATTGCTACATTAAATAAAGAGCTATACTTGTCATCAAGTTGTCTGCGAAGCCGCTCCACCTTTGTCCAATATGCTCTCTGCTGCTTCGCGTTCATCTTCAAGTCTTTTTTTATAACTAAACCTAGCTTCTATTCGCATCCGCTGCTCCGTTCTGCATGTCCTCTCCGTTGGTATCTTCGGAAATCTCTTCATCACTATCTCCCATATTTCCTCGTCCGTTGTTGTTGCTAATATCATTTTGTCCATCAGTCATAGTTAAGTCCATCAATACTTGGTCGATTGGTATCAAGCCATTGCTTACATAAGATGTAGCATAAGCACCACCAAGCTCTTCGTAGTTCATTGCAGCTCTCTTCTCATCATAAGTCAACCAATTAGCATCACGAAGAATACGTGACATACGCTCCATATCTTGCTGCATCTCAGGAAGAGCCGTAATATCAAAGTCAATATACACATCTTCCCCAAATCTCGGTACAAGCCACTTATTAAGCTCATCACGGAGGGAAGCGCAAGTCGGGATGACTGTGTTAGTCATCAAGTCACGCATTGCGTTCTGGTAATTATTGTAGCTTGAAGTATCTGTATCAAAGATAACTGCCGGTAAACCAAACACCCTACACCATTGGTGCATTGACATTTGCATTGTCTTAACCAAGTCCATGTCAACAGAGGAAAGACCAAAATTAAGATAGTCCCATGGAGTTTGGAGGACATTTATCCTTCCCTTGTTGTCAATTCCGTTCATGTCCTCATTCACCGCCCTTTTTATCATGTTTGCCTGTTCGACGGTGAACGTAGCAACATTTGAACCAATCGGCTTTGGAGTGATGGCACCCTTAGCCCCTCCGTTCTGAGCCATCATGGCTGAAGCATCAGCAGCATTGTTGCTCATCCTGAGGGTGGAGTACGCAGCCCTCATTGGAGAAACACCCCTCATGTGAGAACGAGTCGTTTCATTGAAGTCTGGGTTCCATGTCTTCCACTGCATCACATTTTCCTTTGGAAGGTCGATGCCACTGCCCACCATTAACCTATACCCTATAACATTATATAAGTCGTTAGGATCTCCATAAATATCTAGGAAATGTGTTGGTAAAACATTCATCTCAACGAATTTGCCGCCAAGATTGCCGTCATTACCATAAATATCACCTTCTCCACTGAGGAAGCGGTATCCAAACAGGTTTTCCAAGAATTGATCTTGAGATTGGTTTTTGTTTGGATTCTCAAGAAGTTTAGCTAATGGACTGCCCATCACAATATTTTCCGAATACGCATTCTTCCTCTCGATGATGGCTCTCTCAAATGCGCCCTTGTTGGCAATACCCTTTGAGAGTTGTTTGTACTTCATCAAGGAAGTTCTTCCCTTCTCTGTATCATTGAGCTTATACACATACCAAGGAATAGAAGCGCACTTACGCGCAAGAAAACTCACAATGGCATAAACATCAGCATTGCCAAGATATCCCTCATTAACATACTTCCCATTCTCGTAGTTCTGAAGGACTGAACCATTAAGGTACCGAAGGTTTGGATCGAACTGAACATTCGGATTAAGTCCCTTCTTGCTAAATATGTCGAATAAACCCATTTTCTTTTTATATTACTCCCCACGTCACCGAAGGGATTGTTAACTTGCTATATATGGCATAACGTAAAGAATCTGAAATATGATCCGCAAACTTGACCGGCTGGTCGAGCTTATTGCCATTCCTATCCGTCTTCCACCGATAATTCTTCAACTCCTTTAGCAAATTTAGTGAATCTTGATGAATCGTCAATGGAGTACCCTTCACACACCGAATTCCCTCAGTAACATCCTTATTTGCAGGTTTAGCATTGAAGCCATTACGGATTAACTCCTCAATGGTTTTTGGCTCTGCCGCATCGCAATAAATCTCATCCATTGGCGAGAGACCTAGGTCTTTTATCCTATCAATCAGGTCGTTAGTAGTTAACCTAGTTTCGTACAGTAGTTCTTGAGCATAAGCCACGCCATCATAGAAAACAACCTTGCATAGGGCAGAAGGAACATTGAACCCAA